CGCATTCAACAGCAAATCGCGCTTCTATTCGACGCACACGATCAGCAGCGAAGAGACCCCGAATGTGCTTTACGGGGACGACGATCCGCGGGCGATTCCCGGGCTTGCGTCGCGCGAGTGGATTGAGGAAAAACGCGAGGAATGGGGCGAAGATTCGCCGCTATATCTCGTGCGCGCGAAGGGTGAGTTTGCCGAGCTAGAGGAAGGGAAGATCTTTAGCGTCCACGCAATCGCCGAAGCCGAAGCAAGGTGGGAAGATACCGTCGGCGATGGTCGCTTGTATATCGGGCTTGATCCCGCGGGCGAGGGTACCGCGGCCGATGAGTGTGTGTGGTGCTATCGGCGCGGTCAGCGTGTATTGGGGTTTGCGGCCGTGCGTGGGTTGTCGCGCGAAGCGGTGTTGATGCACACGTTAGGGATCGTGCGTGAGCATAGGTACGATCGCGAGGTGCCTTTGGTCGTGTTTGACCGCGAAGGTAAGATCGGCGCAGAGATTCACGGCACGTTTGCGGCTTACCTAGCGTCGAAGGATGCGCCCGAGTTTGCGTCTTTGCCGGTGCGCGCGAGTGACCGCGCGACCCGTGACGCGGTGTTGTACGACAAACAGCGCGACGCATTAGCGGGCAATCTCCTAGACTGGATCCGATCGGGCGGCGCGATACCCTCGGACGTCAAGCTAGCGGCCGAACTTCACGCGTGGGAATGGCGAGAGCAGGAGGCATCGGGGCGGGTAAAGATCACCCCCAAGAAAGAGATTCGAAAGCTGCTAGGCCGATCGCCTGACAGGTATGATGCCTTGGCGCTGGCGGTGTGGGAGCCAATCCACGACGACCAAGGCAAGTCCAATCGAAAGGACACATTGCCCGATCGGCGTGATGAGCACGTTATGGATCCCTACGCACCATCCGACACAATGATTGATCCCTATGGTGCGTTGTGATCGCTGTTTGCCTTTACCCTTGCGTTTGTGCCACGCTTCGTGTAAAGGGCGACGGGGTATGATCGGGATCAACGCGTGGGCATTCGCGACCGCGTAGCGGCATTACTGGGCGTTTCGGCCTTCCGCGAACCCGCGCTTGGGCGTGTGGTGTCGCCCGACGAAAAGACGGTTGAAGCGATCCGCGAAGCGCACGGCGGCCAGCTTCAAGTAACCCCGCAATCCCAAACCCGTTGGTATCTTCGGGATCTCGAATCCGCCGAGCACGCGGCCGACACGGGTGATCTCTCGCCAGCGGCTCGGCTCATGCGAAGCGCACGCAAAGACGGCGTGTATTCTGGCGTGTTGTCCACCCGAACGGGTGGGCTTGTTCGATTGCCTGTTCGGTTCCGTGGCGACGAGCGGATCACCGAACAACTAAAGCAAGGCAACGACGAGACGCGCGGCGTGTTTGGTGAGATGTTCCCGGCCACCGAACTAGCCCTCATCGCGGCCGATGGTGTGGAGCTAGGGATCGGCGTGGGGGAAATGGTGCCCGTTGTCGGGCGCGATTTCCCGGTGTTCGTGCGGCTTGATCCCGAGTTTCTCTGGTATCGCTGGAATGAAAATCAGTGGTATTATAGGTCGATTGCGGGGATGCTCCCGATCGTTCCGGGTAACGGCCGGTGGGTCTTGCATATGCCGGGCGGGCGGGTCGCGCCATGGCAGCATGGATTATGGCGCGCGATCGGCCGCGCGTATATCCGCAAAGAGCACGCGCTTTATCACGCGGATAACTGGGAGGCAAAGCTCGCAAACTCGGCCCGTGTTGCCGTGTCGCCGCAAGGCGCCAGCGAGGCACAGTCGGACAAGTGGTTTCGGTCCGTCATGGCTTGGGGTGTCAATACCGTGTTTGGTTTGACCCCGGGTTACGATGTTAAGTTACTTGAGTCTAACGGGCGCGGCTATGAGGCTTTCCGCCAAACGATCGAGGACCAAAACAACGAGTTTGTGATCGCAGTTGCCGGCCAAACGGTAACGACGGACGGCGGCACGGGGTTTTCGAATCAAGACGTCCACAAATCGATCCGGGCAGATTTGATCAAAGAGACCGCCGACGGTCTAGCGCACACGATCAACACGCAAGGTTTGCCGCAATGGATCATTGACCGCTTCGGCGAGGATGCTTTGTCTCCGGGCGCGGTGGTTGAATGGGACGTTACCCCGCCAAAGGACCGAACGGCTGAAGCGGCCGCGCTGAAGACAACGGCCGAAGCTATGGCGCAACTGACGCAAGCGCTGGCGACTCACGGCCTGACGCTTGACGCCAAGGCGCTAGCTATCACGTTTGGCGTGCCGTTCGAAGATCCAACCGCGGACGAAAGCGACAAGCCCAACGCGTTGCTGTTTGATGTCACGTTGGCCGCTGCGTTGGACCTTGCAAGCGCACAAGGTCTTCGGCCTACCGAAGACGCGGTGCGGTCTTTGATGGAACGCGCGGGCGTGGCGTTGGAGGAAATGCCGCAAGGCGAAACGCAACCACGCAAGATCGATCTCGCTCCTACCGACATTGCGAAGGTTATCCGCGCTAGCGAAGCCCGCGCATCGCAAGGGTTGCCGCCGTTCGGTGACGAGCGAGACGACAAAACGATCACTGAGCTAGGCGAAGGCGCGACGGCTGAAGCGGAGTCGGAAGTGGTCGAAGCCGAAGCCGAAGCCGATATCGAAGTTTCCGAGGAAACCGAACAGCCCGAAAGCGAGGTAGCGTGACGAAGCGAGCACAACAGAGGTTCGCGCCGCACGGTGCGCTTGCGTTGAATCCTAAAGCGTTTGGCTTGCTGTTCGATATGCCGGAAGCCAAGCCGGCCGAGCTAACAGAAACCGGGGTTGCGGTCGTGACGATCCGCGGCCCGCTAATGCATCACCGCGAATGGTGCTTTGACTCGTACGAGGCGATCCGGGATCGTGTGGCCGAAGCGGTAAAGCTAAGCCCGCGGTGTGTGCTACTTGCGATTGATTCACCGGGTGGGTTGGTGTCGGGCGCATTCGACACCGCGCGCGACTTGCGCAAGATGGCGGCCGCGGCGGGGGTTGATCTGTACGCTCACGTCGAAGGCCAAGCGACGAGCGCGGCTTATGCGCTAGCGTCCGCGGCAACGTGGATCGGCGTGTCAAGGTCGGCCGCGATCGGGTCGATTGGTGTCATTGATACTATGGTCGACGCAACCGCGCAAAACGCGATGATGGGGCTCAACGTTAAGATCATCACGAGCGGTGATAGGAAGTCGGACGGTAACCCAAACGTCGAGATCTCGCCTGACGCTTTGGAGGCTTCACAAAGGCGGGTTGACACGTTGGCGGGGATGTTCTTTGATCTGATATCCGATCACGGGTGGGGCGGTTCTGGTGAGCGCGTCGAAGCGTTGCAAGCCGCAATCGTAACAGGGGAACAAGCGGTCGATCTCGGGTTGGCGTCCGAGATTGCAACGCTCGAAAAGTCGATCGCCTTCGTGTCACCGAATGCAAAGCGGACGGGGCCCGGAGCGGAAAGCACGGAAGGAAAATACGAAATGACAGATCCGATGGAAGACGCCGTCGCTTCGCTCCGAAAGGCGGCCGAAAGTGACGACGAAGAGGAAGCGCGAAAGGCGCGCGCAGCGTTGAAGGCGCTCGGCTTCGGCGACGAAGAGGAAGAGGCCCAAGACGACGAAGAGGCCCAAGACGACGAAGAGGCCCAAGACGACGACGAAGAGGCTAAGGCCCAAGACGACGACGAAGAGGCTAAGGCCCAAGACGACGACGAAGAGGCTAAGACTTCGTCAAAGGCTCTTTCGATGGCCGCGCGTGCGCTTGCTAAGGTCCACAATCTGGAGGCAACCACGGCAAAGCGCGAGCGCAAGGCAAAGCGCGCGGCGATGATCGCGGCCCGCCCGGATATCGCTCCTGATATGGTTGCTATTCTGTCCGATCCCAAGATGCCTTTGCAGCAAGTCAAAAAGATCTTGGACACGCTCGAAGTCGGGCCGGCCCGCGCTGATCGCGTTGCGGCCGTTGCGACGGCAACGGGCACGCGCGGGGCCGACCAAGGGGCGATCAACGCCCGTCGGCTTGCGCCGGATAAGCGCGCCGCGCTTGACGCTCAAATGGGATTGACCGAAATGAGCACAAAGACGATCGAGACGCCTAACCGTTTGTCGTTTGGCGTCCGTGTGCCCGTTGGGCCGGGAAAGGATAACTGATCATGGTTCAGCGCATGACACGTAACGAAGCGTGGGGCTGGTTTGAGGGCGTGTTGACGAACGCCGTTGTGGTAGAGAAGGGGGAGATGTGTTGCGTTGATACGGCAACGGGTCTCCTGACCCTCGGCGCAACGTCGGCAACGCTTCGCCCGATCGGATACTTCGAAGACGACGCAACCGGTGACGGAACGGCCACAACCCGTGTTCGCTTGTTTGATGAAATCCGGGTTCATTGGTGGGATAACGACACCGGCGGAACGCCGGTTGTCGCTACCGATCTCGGGAACCTCTGCTACGTGCTAGACGATCGCACGGTCACGGGGGATCCGACGGGCGCAAGCGCGGCGGGTCGCGTGTGGGGTGTAAACACCACAAACGGTGTCGCCGTTGAGATGTTCGGCTTCGACGATTCGGGTGCCTAGTAGGCCCATCGCCTAACCGGTAGAAAGGAATAGAAGACAATGGGTCAACTCACACCGTCGTTTTTGTTCGATTTGGAATCGAACATGCGGATCATTTCCGCGAACGAATACGAGCGCCTGACGGCTAACCTTTGGTGGCAAACCGTCGCGCGCACCATGGATTCCGCTTCAAAAAAGGAGCGGATCAACTGGCTTTTGGACACCGCAAAGATCGAACGCCCGCAAGCCTCGCACGGCGGCGGTCAGGCGATCTTCGAAGATCTCGTCATGCAAACGCAGGAATACGAGAATGAGAACGCGGTTGCCGGTCTAGAGCTAAAGAAAGAGCAGCTAGAGGATTTGGACGGAAACGGCGTCCAGCTTGCCGCGCATTGGTCGCGAATGATGGGCGCCCAAGCTGCCTATTGGCCGCAAAAGATGCTCGCTCAAGCGGTGCTGGCGAACGGTAACACGTACGACAGCTTGCCGTTTTTCTCGCCGATTGGTTCGCCTCACCCCGTCAACCCGTTCAACACGGGCGCGGGCACGTTTGCTAACGACTTTACCGGCGCGGCCGCGGGGATTTACCCCGGGGCGGTTCCGGTGACTGGCACGCTCGATGTCGCGTTGGACAACCTGAACTCGGTTAAGGCTTACGTCGCATCGATCCAAATGCCCAACGGTGAGGATCCCCGGTTCCTGAAGATCGGGGCAATCCTACATCCGCCCGCATTGACGGCGCGCTTTCAACAGTTGACCCAAGCGCAGTTCATCGCGCAAGCCGCGGCGACCGGTGGCGGCTCGGGCGACGTTAGCGCGGTAATCGCTAACATGGGATTTGGAACACCGATTGAGGCACCCGAGCTAGGGTCCAACTTCGGCGGCTCGGATACCACGTATTATGTGCTCGCGCAGGAGATCACAAGCGATGAGCTTGGGGCTTTTGTGTACCTTGACCGCGAAGCGTTTTCGATCCTGTTCCATGGACCGATGACGGACGCGCAGCTTGCGCGCTTGCGCAAGCTGCAGTGGACCACGGAAGGCCGCAACACTTGCCAGCCGGGGCACCCCTACTTGATGTTCCGCTGTCAGGGTACGTGATCTGACACTAACCACGACACCCGCCCCGCGTCGCTTCGTGCGGCGCGGGGCTTAGGTGGTAAGGGGCCCGCGTTAGATGTCAACCTATCTCGACTATGACACGTTCCGTGGTTTGGCCACGGTGCCGGAGTCATACATCGATGACGTTGAGAAGGCGTCCGCGGGTTGGGTTGATCGTCAACTTGAGATAGCGGCGCGGTGGATCGACGCTCGCTTGCGCAAGCGATACGCCACGCCGTTTCCGGCGTTTGATGCGTTGCCGTCCGAAGCGGCGACCCCCCCCACTGTTCAGGATTGGCTAACCCGCATCGTGACTTGGCGCGTAATGGTGCGCCGCGGTATCGATCCCAACGATCTGCAAACGGAGACGATCCGAGAGGAGCACGACACCGCAAAGGCAGAGATACTCGAAGCCGCGAACAGTGACGAAGGGTGGTTTGATCTTCCGTTGCGTACTGATCAGGACGGATCGGCCTTGCGGACATCTAACCCGAAGTCGTATTCGGAGCAATCACCCTACGTATACACGGACACGCAACGCGAGACGGCGCGCAACGAAGACGAAGCGGGGTTCGGGTCTAGTGCCTAGGGGGAAGCGAAAGCGCCCGATCGCGGCTATCGGTTCGTGGACCGAGCGGATCGGTAACCTCGCGTCGGTGGTTGATCGAGCGAAGCCGCGTTTGGTTCGCGCGCTTGAAGTCGTGATCGCGCGCCAAGTCGCGAGCGGTGCGGATCCATACGGCAAAGCATGGAAGAAAACCAAGCAAGGCCAGCAACCGTTAAGGGGCGCGGCGTCCGCTGTTGATGTTCGCGCGACCGGTAACGTGTTGACGGTGACAGTCACTCGTCATCACGCGCGCCATCATTTGGGCGCGGTGCGCGGCAAAGTTAGGCGTCGGATCTTACCGTCTAAGAAACTGCCCAACCCGTACGCGGCCGCGGTTCGGCGTGTGCTTGTTTCGGAGTTCAACCGAACCATGAAGGCGGGCACGTCATGAGCGAGCCGCCCGTGGTTTGCCTTGCGTTGCCTGAGTTATTTGACGCGGTCGTCGCGCGTTTTGATTTGGATTCCACCGCGGCCGATCAACACTTTGGCTGGCGTGAGCCGCCAAGACACAAAACGTCGCATGCGCGGATCGTATGGGTCCCCGGTGACGAAGGCGCAAACACCGGAAACGTAGACCCCGCACGCAACCCGGGCGGCAACCCCCGTTCGCTTGCGACGTTGCGCGAGTTATTCACCGTATATATCGGCGCGGATGATCCGAGGTTTCCAGAAGACGAACGCGCGCAATACGTGGCGACCCGTTTGCTGTTTGATGCGTGGGTTCGGGCGGTTTACCTTGCGGCGCACGGTACGTTTTTGATCGAATCGGTGTCATGGAACACGAGCAAAACCGAACGCCGTCACGGCGCGGAGCTTGTTTGCGTTTGCTGGGTTGAAGCGTTGATCCCCGATGCCCCCTATGCACTCGCGCCCCATGACACCGAGGCGAGCATCCTAACAAGCCTTGATGATGTTGATGAAGTCACGACGACGGACACCCCATAGGAGATAAGCGATGTCCCTACCCGCAGTAACGATTACAGAACTAGACGGAGCGCTAGGGATTCTTCCCACGACCGCGGGGCGACTATATGCCGTGGTCGGTGTTTCGTCGTCGGGCCCGGTTGATACCCCCGCGACCTTTGCGCGCGTGTCCGATATCACGGCAACCTATGGCGATGGGCCGATGGTTGAAGCCGCGGCCTATTACATCGAGAAATACGGCCGCCCGGTTGTCGTGGTAAGGACGGGGCAAACGAACCCGGGCACATACCCCGCGGGCGCTACTGTCGTGTTTACCGGCACGGGAACGAGCGTTGTAACCGTCGACAATGTCGGGACGGCGCCACACGATGATTATGAGTTCTATTTTGAAGTGGTGGCGGGTGGCACGATCGGAGTAGCGGGGATCACCTTCCGTTGGTCGTTGGACAATGGCCGCACGCTTTCTCCGGTGACCGCCCTCGGCACCGCGGCCTCGTTTGTGTTCCCGGGGTCGGGTGGGTCCGAGATCGACTTCGCGGCAGGCACGTTGGTCGCCGGTGACACCGCAACATTTCGAGGCGATGCGCCCAAGTGGAACACGACGGAAGCGGGGACCGCGCTTGATGCGCTGTTCGCTACGGCTGCGTCTTGGGAGAATGCGCATGTAGTCGGGGATCTTGAAGGCGCAGACTTCGACGTTGTCGATCCCAAGTTTACCGGTGGCGCAACCGCCGGAAAATATCGCGGGTGGGTTGGTCACACTCGAATGCCGACACTAGGCGAAACCGAAGCCGCATACCTTGCCGCGCTTGATGCGATCTTTAGCTCAAAGGCAACGGTACACGGGGAGGTTTGCGCGGGTGCGGCGAAAACGATTTCGTCGGTAACGGGCCGGCAATACCGGCGCCCGGCTTCGTTTGCGATCGCTGCGCGCGAGCAAAGTGTGAGCGAGGAGATCAATATCGCGGATGTCAACCTGGGGTCGATTCCTGGGGTGTCGATTCGTGACGCAAACGGCAACGCGGACGAGCACGACGAGGCATTGAATCCCGGGCTAGATGACGCCCGGTTTACGGTGTTTAGGACGTGGGAAGGTGTGCAAGGGGTCTATGTGAACCGGCCGCGCGTTCTCTCGGCGGCGGGTTCCGACTTCGATCTGTTTACCAAACGACGCGTGCTGAATCTCGCACATGGCGCGCTTCGCTCGTATTTCATCCGACGGTTGAACAAGCCGATCCTGGTTGATGCGAGCACGGGGTTTATCCTCTCAAGCGAAGCGCTTGAGATCGAATCGGGCGCGCTTTCGGCCATGCGTTCCGTGTTGATTGCTAAGCCCAAGGCGTCGGGCATTCAGTTTGCTCTGTCGCGCACGGACAACTTGCTGTCCACTAAGACGTTGAACGGGACGGCGCGGGTTATCCCGCTTGCATACCCGGAGTTTATCGATCTCGAAGTCGGGTTTTTAAACC